GAAAACCATCACGGTCAATGACGTAGAATACAACTTGGATGACTTTACAGCGGAGCAATCAGCAATGCTAAACCACATCCAAGACTTAGACCGTAAACTCAGCAACGCACAGTTCAACTTGGATCAGCTTATGGTTGGTCGTGAGGCGTTTGTGCAAAGGCTGGCAGTATCACTGGAAACACCGCAAGAGGTGGCAGCGGAGTAAACACCCATGAAAGAGACAGATAGTTGGCACCTGTCCAAATCTGTGCCTATCACCCTAATCTTTGGCCTCCTAGTTCAAGCGGGTGCCATAGTATGGACCGTCAGTATGATGATGGCAGACATTGAGTCAAACATGCGAGACATCATGGTCCTAGAGATAACCGTCAGTGAACTTGAAGACGTTGTACAGACACAGCAAGTCTCACTCGCGCGCATCGACGAGAACATCAAAGCAATCAGAAGTGCAGTCGAAAAGATGGCTGAACGACAGGAACCCTAAGGAGAGCAGACCTTAGGAGTTACTATGGACCCGCTGACAGCATTAGCGGCGATAAAGACAGGTGTGGCTGCGGGTAAGCAGTTGCACAACCTGTCCAAGGAAATCGCTGGTTTCTTCGATGCCACTGACAGTGCCAAGAAGGCCCACGCAAAGAAGAAGAACAGTGTGTTCGCCTCGGCTAACGAAGAAGCAATGGCAACTTGGACTCAGGCTCAGAACGCTAAGACAGCGGAGGCTGAACTACGAGAGTTCATTGTGAACACCAAGGGCTTTAGTGCCTACCAAGACCTACTGAAGGTCAGACGTGAGGTCATTGCCCAGCGCAAGGAAGCCGACAAACAGGCGGCCTTAGAGGCTGAAGAACGGCAAGAACTCATCATGTCTATCTCAGTCATCCTCCTCCTCGTTATTGCAGTGGTGGGTGGCTTTGGTTTCTGGTTGCAAATGAAAGGTTACATTGACCTATGAACGAAATGATACCCGACAAGAAAGTCTACCAGACCAACAAGAGACGCATGGCATGGACTGCGCTGGGGATGATGATTGTGTCCACAGTCGCTGTACTTTTAGACCCTGCAAGAATGGCTGAGGCTGATGCTGTACTCATGATGATGTACGGCTCACTATCGGCACTGGTTGGTGCTTACTTTGGTTTCTCTACAGCCCAGACGACTAAGTCTACATCCACAGAAACCTACAAGAAGGATGATTACTAGGGCAGCCGCTCTGGTCGTCATGAGTATTACACTGGCATCCTGTAGTTCACTTCCTTCTCTACTAGGCGGCGGCGGTCCATCAGTGACCGCTGTCGGCACACAGTTAGCCAAAGAAGCGAACCAGCAAGTCGTAAACGACCAGTCTAACATCAGGACTGAAGACGGAGACATACAGGTCACGGAACTCAAAGAGACCGTCCAGACCAGAGATGTCGAAAGAATTAACATCAAGAACCAAGACATACCGCCGTGGGTCATCATTGCACTTATCCTCGGTTGGCTACTGCCTTCACCAAGCGAGATGGGCAGGGGACTGATGTCTATGGTCACAGGTTTGAAAAGGAAGGCAGCAGACTAATGGCATTTAGATTAGGTAAGAAAAGCCTCTCAAGGTTAGAGGGTGTGGATGAAAGACTTGTCGCTGTAGTCAAGAAGGCTATCAGCATCAGTAAGGCCGACTTCACTGTACTGGAGGGACTAAGGTCCATAGAACGTCAGCGTGAGTTGGTGGAGAAGGGCAGTAGTCAGACTATGAAGTCTAAGCACTTGGACGGTCTAGCAGTTGACTTAGGTGCCTATGACAGCGTCACAGGTATTCGTTGGGAAGAGGCTGCATACTTTCCGATTGCAGATGCAATGCAGAAGGCTGCACAGGAATGTGGTGTTGCTTTGTGCTGGGGTGCTGCATGGGCTGTGCCTGAACACAAGTATCCATTTGATTGCCGTAAGTGGGATGGTGACATGAAGTCATGTTGGACAGCCTACCACACCCTGAGAAAAGATCAGGGGCGCATTGGATTTAACGACATGCCACATTTTGAATTGGTGGTCTGAGTAAACACAAAAAACACAGATCGCACCTTTACCCTGTTGTCCCAACTGACAGCAGCCGCGCAGTCGTAGGGCGGCATAGGGTTCCTACGGCCTACCGAAAGGAGGTTGGTCCCATGATTACTGGAATCGGTTTCCCCATAAGCGAACTTATAATAGTTGGATTACTGGTCGCCATAATGCTTCGCCAAAACAAGTGAAGAAGGCGACCTACTGTATACACTGGTTAGAGACTACATAGCGTCCCTGATCAGTGTTTTTTCTAAATGTCTTGATTATATGTCCACAAAGAATTACATTAGCGTCACTCAAGACACTTGAGTTACACAGGCGGCGACTGAGCAAGTCTAGCAACCGCAGGACTACCAGTCGCCACCACCCCCATCATTTAGGTTGAATCAGACTAAAGGGTGGAAGTAACTTTTCATATACCAATTAGTTTAGCAGTTGCTTTAACTGCAAGAGTGCTATGGATGACCGGCACAATTCCAACTCCACAGCCTTGTCATGCATACTATCGGCGTATCTTAGGTACAGATTGATCAGCATATCAGACGCCATTACTTGTCTCCATCCACGATCATTACGTTCACATAGAATCCAGCCCTGTGGGACAGTATCGTTGAAGAGTAAGTCCGCTGCATTCCTTGATATACCAAGTAACTTAGTACATTCTGAAAGTAATATGAGTTCACTCTTCATAGTACGGTTTACCACGATAGCTATGAAGTTTCGGCGGGTATAGGTACTCAGAGACCAATCTATAAGTTTTTGCTCTTGAACACTGACGTCATCAAGTACCTGTTGTGACGTTTCTAGTTCAAAGTCGCTTAGTTTAATTGCGTAGTCGTTAAGTAATACTTTTACCGCTGTTTCCAAATAACTCTCCTATAGTTACAGAGGTAAGTAGTACCAAAATGATACCCTTGCAAGTTTACCTAGGGTAACTCTTTCCGTAACTCGGTCTCAAACATACCCTCAGGTGAATCCAGAGCGGCTATTAGATCAAGGAGTTGGTGATAGGAAACTATCAGTATCTCATGCGCATTATTCTTTTCGTCAAACTGCCGTATATACACACGACCATCGTTCTCTAGGAACATGTCGATGTCTTCATGTCGCGCGTGGTCATCAACCACAACAATCTTGGTGTAGTTGTCCTCATGTTCTACTGTGAACATTGGTCTTCCTCTTAGCATTGGTAGTAGGGGTGGAGGTGGCCCCGAAGGGCCAACTCTTAGGCTGTAAGGTCTACAAGTTCACAAGTACCGCCAGTACACGCGAGAGTCTGAGACGCCTTAGTCCCATCCTCTTTCTCGTAGTCCGATAGTTTGGACCAGTCGATACGCTTAGGCATCTCTTTGAGTGCCGCTAGATACTCTTCCATCGTGCAGTCTTGATAAGGTGCTTGGGCATACGTGTGTTCAAACCTTGGTAGGAAGGACACTCCAGACATCTCGTCAAAGTGCTTGTAGACAAAAGCACCTACCTCAGGCCATTCGTCCTCGCCCACAGATACCGTCACAGAGGGCTTGTGGCACGTGTAGAAGCGTTGGTACATCAGCCACATCTCTAGTTGTTCTATGGCCCCCATATCGTTTCTAGTGATAGAGCCGACAGCGGACATAGGGAAACTAAAGACTGTAGTAGTCTCAGGATTCATCACACAAGGCTCTGATGGAATACCTTGGTCCGTCATGAACTGCGTTAGTGGGTCTTTGTTGTCACCACGGACTGTACGGATGTAGTAGTCGTTGTGACGCGCATGGATGCCACTTGCAGAGTCTACAAGTTGACTTACCGTGCCTGATGGCTTGACCGCCGTGACAGCAGCCGCCTTGTTGATGCCTAATTTCTTCGCCCAATTCTCGTTAGTCTCTACAGCAATTCTACGGAACATCTGTAGACGTGGCACAAGACCTTCCTTCTTACCGTTGGTCAGTGCGTTATCCATGATGCCTGTCATAGACACACCAAGTAGAGCCTCTTCGTCCGTATTGTGTTTCCAGCAATCGCGGAGGTAGGGGAAGTAGGTCATAGTCGCCTGAATGGTGCCTAGGATGGCAGCGAGTCGCACTTTGCGACATATTGCGTCCATAGTATCCGTAGACTTAATCACGGCCTCTGTAAGGTTACAGAACTGACCGCCTGTGCCGACTACTGGTTTCAAAGATGCTTCGCCAGTCTCAAGGTCTTGGTACACCTCTAGTCGGCTGCCGCGCAATACTATCTCAGAACATGGGTTGGTCCCGAACTCGTAGTTGGTGTCACGTATACCTTCGCGCATGGCTTTGTCTGATGCTGCCTTGCGATTAAAGATACCACGCTCACCTGAGCCACTGGCAGCCAATGCTGTCCACTCACGCATGAATGTGACTGCATCTGGTTTACTATCGTAGGCTACGGAGTTGTTGGCTAATCTGAAGTGGTCATTCTCTTTCCACCATTCACCTGACTTTGCGTCACGCATCTCTTCGTCTGTGAGGTCACTTAGGCTAATCATGGCACTACGGCGCACACCACCTACCACAACAATGTTACCAATCATGCACATGATACTGTGGACTTCGATTGGTCGCAATTTGCGACCTTGTGCTTTGACAAAACTGTCGATGGTAAACTTGAAGAGTTCTACCAATGGCTCTGGTCCAGACGCACGACCACCGAAGGTCTTCAGTCTCGCACCCGCAGGGCGCACATTAGAAACGTCCCACTTCGGTATTGTACCTGAGTACAACTCTTCGATTAACTGACGGTAGGCATCAGCCCAACCTTCTTTGCTGTCTTCTACAACAATAGTAACGTCACGGTGGCTGATGATACGTGGCACCTTGGGTAGGCTGTCCACGTACTTTTGTTCACATGAGTACCCTACACCAGTTCCGTTGAGGAGGATGTAGAGGACTTCATCAAAGCAACGCTTGTGGTCTATTGGTGTATAAGAACAGTTGTACCCTGCGACATTGTCTCTTTCCAATGCCTTACCAGCAGTCATCATTGCCCTCATGGAAGGCATGACTTCGAGGCTGAGGATTGCTTCCTCAATCTCCTGTGCTGTTTCTGCATCGACCTTAGGTGCCACTACGTTGTTCACATAGCGACCCACAGTCTCGGACCACGTTTCTCTGCGGCCTTCTTCTTCAATCCATCGTGCGTATCGTGATGTGTGGATAAACGCCTGATAGTCTGTTGGCAGATAGTTATTCATTAGGTTTCTTTCCCTCAAGTTCATTGATCCGCATTTCGCAGTACCTAATTGCTTTTCGCAGATCGGTGATTTCTGATTGTTCGGGTGATTGTCCGTGGTAATCCTTGGACCCTGCGCGGCTTGCGTATTTTATTATGTTGCCACGCCAGAACTCGAACTTATTGCTCATGATGAAAACGATTGGTTCTATCGCCCACTGTGCGTAATGCTCTGGGCGTTCAATCAGGTCTTTAGTTGTCAAGGCCACACCACTCCTTCAACTTCTTATGTTGATGTGGATTCATGGTGTACTGCTTGTACCCATTGTACCCTTTCATGAAGTGTGCTGTGATTAACTCAGCAGCCTCTAACTTTCGGAAGTGGTCACGAATTGTTGACCTAGGAACCCCTAGTTCAATCAATGGCTGACCTGAGAACACGTTGTGCGGTGGGTTCTGAAGAAGCCACAGGTTTATCTTTTGGCGGCTACCGCTTTGTTGTGTCCCCGCATAGACCTCTGGTGTAGACCGATGACGCAGAGGCTGTCTGTCGCCATGTAGGTAGTTGCGGTCTATGAGTTTCTCATGTTCTTCCATTTCGTACCTAATGATGTCTTGGACTTCATCTGGGTACATCGGTAATCTAAAGGCACTCTTAACTACGTTTTTGTACTGTTCTGGTGTCATCTTGTAGGTTCCCAAAGTTTGACCGCTTGTTTCTCTTCGTCCCAATCTGGGTCTCGAAGAATCCTTGCTAATCGCGCTTGGGTCAGCGCGTAGTCTGCGGTTAGGTTTTCTTTTTGATAGGCATTGACCACAGCGTTCCATGTCGCGTGGCTACCCAACACTTTCTCGGCTGTCTTAGGTCCAATCTTAGGACACCCTGAGTAACCATCAGTGACGTCACCTGTGAGGGTTTGGGTGTAGAAGTACCTGTCAGCCTCGGCCTCACTAATGTGCAGCCGTTCTTCGCTTGCGGGTCTGTAGAGACGACAAGGAACAGACTTCATGTCCTTATCATCCGACACAACAATCGCTCTGGTCTGAGGTACAGACCCTAGGATACCCATGACGTCATCTGCCTCTAGGCAGTCAACCTGTATGGTCTCGTAGGTTTCCTTGACCCACTCAGTGAGTGCTTTGTACCCGACAGGCTTACGTGTCTTCTTACGTGCTGCCTTGTACGAAGGTTCCACAGACTTGCGGAAGTTGTTGTGTCCCGAAAGGGTAACCACAATGTCTTTGGCATCTAGGTCTTTAGCGAAGTCAGATACCGTGGCTGCAAATGCTACCTTGGCTTGCTTTAGGTCTGTCGAGAGTGACCACACATCATCACCCCAATCTGTCTCCTCTTCACAAGAGGCTGCACATCGGTAGAGGTACAAGTCGCCATCAATGACTATTGTGGTGCGGGGGTAGCAGTTCTTTAAGAACGTCATCTATTTCTCCTTTGACCTCCATTCCGACATCCGTAATGCACCAACGGCTGCCCCATGAATCGACGTCTACTTTGGTTGTGATGAAGCCCTCTGATGCAGCGATTGCTACGTGCATTGCGCCCTTGCGGCTAAAGTCGGACTTAACTGTGAAAGGTGACCGCCACGCACGGTCTAGCACCACATAGAGTGCCACAAGATTTTCGATGTACTCGTCAATCTCAGTGCGTGTCAGCCCAAGTTCTTCCCACGGAATATTCTGCGGCGATGGGGATTTTAATTCCGAGAGCAACGCCTGACGCTTCCGCCATTCGTCGAGAGATATTACCGACATGTTCAGCAACTTCCTTAGTTCTACAGGCGACTTGGATTTCATCGTGAACCCAGCCCACAATGTACGCATCGTCGCCATGTTGTTTCTTGATTTCGTCGTAGGTCATCATGACCCACTGCTTACTCACGATGCTGCCGCATGACTGAAGCAACTGAGAGAGACAGCGGTGTTCGGAACGTATCTTTAGTTTCCGTCCGTCTATCGCCTTGATGAACCCACGCTTGTAAGCGGTCTTGAGGTTCTTCTTTAGTGTCGCAAACGCTGGAACTGCCTTGTCGTAGTTCGCTTTAAGTTCACGGCCCCTCTGCGCACCACCACCCGCTATCTGACCAATGAGAGCATCGCCTCCACCGTAGAGCGTGGAGTACAACCAGCGTTTCGCCAAGTCGCGTGTAGCAAGACCCGCAGCACGTTGGTTATAGGAGTGTATGTCACCCTCAAGTATCTGCTCTGCATACTCACCCTTGTCGTAAGGATATAAGTAATGCGCCAAGCAGCGCACTTCGATGCCTGAAAGGTCACTACCGCATAACCACCAACCCTCAGGGACGGTGAACAAATCACGACACTCTTTGCCATACTCAGACCCTGTGCTTGGTACTTGGCCTAGGTTTGGGTTTTGGTGTGCCGCGCGGCTCGAAGTAGTGCCATTAGACACCAAGCGGTGACGTAGGCGACCATCAGCATCAACCTTCTTCATCCACGCACCCTTACCTTCAGCAAGCATACCAATGCGCTTCTGTAACAAGAAGAACTCGGCTAGTTGTTTGGCTTCAGGGTAGGGCAGTGCGGCTAGTATCTTTTCGTCAATCTTAGCCTGACCACTTTCCGTGAAACTCTTTGGCTTCCACTTGTACTTATCGACTAAGCACTTGTGGATGTGTTGCCTTGAGTTGGGGTTGAAGTAGATGGTCTTGGACTTAACGAACACCTCACCCGCAACGTAACCTTTGGTCTTGTTGTCACGCTTGGGCATAAAGTCTTCGTGAACTTCCCAAGGTGGAAACAAGTCTTTCAGTTTGTCTTCGATGGTATGGCGTTTCTGCGCAAGTAATGCATATAGGTCTGCTGCCTTACTTTCGTCGAAAGTCCATCCATTGCTACCAATCTCTTTACAGATGATAGCCATGCGGTGTTCGAGCATCATTGAGTGTTCCGAAGGCTCAGTACTCATGAAGTGCTTGTAGAGGGTGTCGGTGACTTTGGTGTCTTGAACACAGTAAGAAAGCATTTCTTCGCTAAATGCTTCCCAGCCGCCATCATAGTCATCTTTTAAGTCGCTGAGACGGAGTCCCCACGCCTTTAGGCTATGGGAACCCCAGAGACGCTTAGGAAAGTCTGCTTGTGAAAAACCTCTTTCAGCGTCTTCGTTAAACAACTCATGCTTGATCAGCCTAGACATGACCAAGGTATCCGTCACCTTACCTGAAGGTACGAAGTCGGGATAAACAAGTTGTATTGCAGGGATGTCAAAGTCGAGGATGTTGTGTCCGATGATTTCTTCGGCTTGTACAAGAAGTTGTACGCCTTCAGCGATATTATCAGGACGAAACTCTTTGACTTCGTCTGTGTCTGGAGAACGAAGGACTAAGCAGTGAATGCGGTCCATCTTGTCCAGTAGTCCGTTGGATTCTAGGTCAAAGACCCATCTCAACGATTGTCGCCAGAACCACCAATGACCCCACGCTCTTTACGTGAGTTCAGTTTCTCTATGTTCATGGCTGCGATTGAGTTCAGTGTGATGTTGAGGTCACGCGCAAGGCTTGCAACGTACCAAAGCACATCACCTAGTTCTGCGGCTATGTCTGCACGTTGCTTATCGCTCAGTAGTACAGAGCCATCGAAACGGATGTTGTCATCACGAATTAACTTCTTGATTTTACCACCGACTTCACCTGCTTCATTAGCAAGACCAAGGGCAGGGTAGATGACCTTCCACTTATAGATTGCTGTGGCGGCTGTATCAGCCTGATAGTCATTCATTGTGTACGAGTGATTAACCATGTTTGCCCATAGCCTCCTTGTAATATGCTGTGTGTTGCCAGATTGACTGTGTGACGCCGTGCGGCCCTCTACGCTGACCGATCTTGCTAATGAGTCCCAATCGTAACAACTTTTGAAACTTACTGGTCACTGTGCCGTAAGCGTATTGCGGAAGTTCCCGACCGATTTCCGCTGCAATAATTCCTGAACTACCCGCCGCATAGATTGCGTCGAGTATGGCACTTTCTGCCGTAGTTAAGAGTGTGGGTGTCCATGTTGTCTCCACGAACTGCATCTGTGTCTGCTGCATGTTTTCTTTAGTCTCCATTAGAAGGGCATGAAGTTATCTGCTGACATGAGACGCCCTTTGTCTCTGTCATACTGAAGTTGACCTGCGGGACCGACCTCGCCTGTGAAGCGGTTCTTCAAGACAACCAAGTTCCTAAGACCCGCTGTTGGGTCTTCAGCGTCCACCTCAAGGCCCACACAGGCGTCTGAGAGTTGGACCAGTCCGTGTGATCCTCTGAATTGGTTGAGGGACACTCTATCGCCATTCTCATGCCCTCTATCGCCACTTGGGCGGCGTAGGTGAGACACAAGGATGAGCGGTAGGTCTAGTTCGGAACACAGGACACGTAGCCTGTGTACGATTGAGTCTATGAGAGTTCTCTCGTTAGAGGTCTCAGCGGTCAATCCACTGACCAAGATACTAACGTGGTCTAAGAAGACTACGTCACACCCAAGACCGTGCTTCATATAGCGAATACGGTTTTCAATGGTGTCCATGTCAGTGCTACCGAAGTGGTCAAAGAGATAGATTGGGCTTTTGGACATAAGGTCATCGAACCCTAAGGTTATCTCTTCGTCTGTGGCTGCCTCGTTATCTATGGTAATGTTCTTGTTGATGTGGATGCCCACAAGCCCCTGTGCGGTACGCTTGGTTGACTCTTCCAACATCATCATCCCCACAGTGAAGCCGTCTTGGTGTATTCTGTAAGCCAACTCCCGAACTAAGGTTGACTTACCGACCCCAGACCCTGCGGCAATCGTCACAAGTCCTGTGCGGATACCTTTGAGCATTTCGTTGAGTTTAGGGTAGGGGTACTTGATTGGACTTTCGGCATCTTTGGCTGCCACCACGTCACGCATGTCTGCCATCGCCACAATGCCATCTGGCCTGTACTGCTGTGCTTGGTGAATGGCTGTAATGATTGCACCTGCCTCACCGTTCATAAGGCACTCATTGGCGTCCTTGTAAGGCAACACAGCAATCTTTGTCTTACCAAGAGGCAACACTTCGGCACAGGCTTTGGCTGCCTCAATACCTGCGGTGTCTTGGTCAAACATAAGGATGATTTCGTCAAAGTTAGACAGGTAGTCTATCTCTTTCAGTAGGTGCTTCTTGGCACTCTGTGCGCCATGTGGAACGCTCACCGTGGCAAACTTATGCCCTTGGACTTGCGATACTGTCATGGCGTCTATTTCGCCTTCGCAGCAAACTAACTTCTTGCCAGAGGACCACAGGTGCCAACCAAAGAGACCCATCTGGTCCTTGTCGCCAACCACGGAAAACTTCTTGTCTCTGGTGCGTACTTTCTGTGCCACGGCCTGACCTTGGCGCGTCTTGTATGTCGCCAGATGCACAGGTTGACCATTCACCTCACCCACCATGTAGCCAAACTTGCGGCAGGTGGCTTCAGTCAGACCACGGCTCCGAAGTTCCACGTAGTCACCTTGGATCAACTCACGCTTTGTCTGTGTTTGGATGGTGGTCTCAAAACTGTCGTCGTCTGATGGTTTGTAAGTCTGGCATGAGAAACACCACATGCTGCCATCGCTGTAGAGTGCGTTTGCATCCGAAGAGCCACAAGCCTCACATGGCTCATGACTAACGAACTCCGCACCGCTATCGTTAATCTCTTTGTTCATTTCGCTGTCCTTAGCAAATAGAAAAAGGGGCGACCTTAGCCGCCCCTCGCTCACCTTTGTAGGCACTCTTCAATCCAGTCATCAGGGATGACCTTGTGCGCCCATAAGAAACCATGCTTTTCGCAGTAGTCCGCGTAGGTAGTTTTACTGCCTTTGTAGAGTTTGGACCGCGCATTGCTGAACACAAATCGAATGTCGATGTCTGTGTGCTGCTTCTTGATTAGCAAATGTTTGGATCTATCTTGAACTGCCCAAATCCCTTTGCTCTCAAGATACCAAAAGCCATCCTTCTTCGGCAGTTTAAAGTCTGGTGTGTACCTCGCTTGCCGCTCTGGAATGACGTAATGAATACGGTCAGTCTCATACAATACTTCAATCTCATGTGACTGAAGTTGTTCAGCTATGGTTTCTTCGAGGCCCGAACGGTAACCCGCCGCCAAGCCTCTGTAGAATGCTTTGTTCTTCTTTGGGAGGTTAGAAGTCAAAGTCATCCTTGGTCACGTCTGTCTTGAGGTTGTCAGACGTGGCCCCCATTGACGCATCGACGACAAAAGAGCCTTCGATTTCGTCAAATCCTGTGTCATCCCCACCGAAACCAACGACCTCGACCACCTGTATCTTGTCGAGCATAAGCCCAACACCAGATGTGCCTGTCACTGTGTAGAGGTTGAGGATGCCGCCGCCGCGCAGTTGACTACCGCCACCAATGTTCGGTAGTGCGCTGGGTGCGATTACTTGACCCTTGGTGTCGTAGAACTTTGGTTGGTACTTTGACTGCACCTTAAAAGAAACCTCACCAGTCTCTTCGTCTACGCTGTAGGGCATACGAATGTTCTTTTTAGCACCAAACTCTTCAGCGGCTGCCTCTTTGATCTTGGAGACCAAAGACTTTGCGTCTTCTTGTGACATCACAAGTTCCGTTTTGTACTTCGGGCTGTCCGTGTTGAAAGCCGTGTCTGGTTTGTTGAGGTGCGGGTATTTCGCGCGTCCTACGTTAGTCAAGAATTGTATCTTTTTTGCCATTCTTTAGTCGTTCCTTTGTGCTGATAGAAAAAGGGGTGACCCGAAGGCCACCCCAGAGGACAGGAAAAGAGGATTGCAAACGACAGCAGCGGTAAGGATCGAGGAGAGCCACTGCCGTTTGCTTGAGGGACAGCGACAAAATCAGGGAGGAGAAAACCGCTGTCCTTCGAAGGGGGGGCAGAAGTCAACTGAAGCAAAATTGACTCAATTTGATGGACTCTAAATCCAACGTCCCCTTCTCTGGTATTTTCCTGTCGAACTCATGTGCAGGGTTAGACAGTTGCTGCCGGACCTCGTTTTCAAACCGTTCAAAGACACACTCACCGCTGTACATGTCGATGAAGGTTTCTCTCACGGTGTCAAACAAGTCCCACACGTCACCACTTACTGAAAAACTGTCGTGAATCATAAAGAAGTCCTCAGCGGTCCCTTCCTCCAACATTCTGACGATACTCAGATGCATGTGGGCTGAGTCACACCCATGAATCATATTGGGTGCTATACCGTTTGTGGCCTTCTTTACGTCACTCTGGTCTATCTCTTCGCGCAATGACATCTTAGTCCGTCCGCGTTGCTTGATTGCTCTGTCGTACAGGAATATCTGTATCTCCTTACGCTTCGTCTTCCTGTAGTCTTGGACAATCGGAAAGCCACTTGGTGACGTCCACCGAATAGGCTTGTTCTCACGTGCTAAAGCCTCGGTCACATGCTGTAAGTACTCCATTGCCTCAGACACCTTGGGTAGGGTGTCCTGAATGGCGTCATAGCATACCTGAGCCATGAACCTTGCAGCATCAAACTGTTCCTCCTCAGTGGTTCCGAGAGGATGCTCGTCGATTTCCTTGTACGCAACTTTGCGCTGCAAAGGCTGCATGAAGTCCTCCACAAATTGTGCAGACATTCCGACAGGCTTGGAACTATAGCCGAAGGTCATCACTGATCTTTTCAGAACGCTTCGGGTGACCCCATAGTCTAACCAAGTCTTCGCAAGTTCACCCACCGTCTTGCTGTTGTCGCGTCTGACGTTGAAGGGTGTTGTGTCTTCAAGTTTACCTTCGAGAACCTTGACCACTCGCTCTGCATTCGTGCGGTAAATGTCAGCCATCTCCTCGCTTGGCACTAGGTTGACTAATGCACCCTCTTGCTTGCTTCGGTTAATGCCTGAGTAATGCTGCACACCACTGTTAGTTCCATCAAGGCTGATAGGGATGTAGGACACAAAGTCTTCACCCTCTGCCTCAAGTCTTGCGTACTCAAAGACAGCCGCAAGAAACTGGAACGGTTTGTCAGCCTTAGACCAGATGTCAAAAGTTGACTTAAAGTCTTCAGCTATCTCCAACAACCACTCCCGATTGTCCTCAACCCACTGCACACGGTCATCCAGTGGACGCTTGGACACTTTGTCAAAGTCTCCTACGTTTGCCAGATGTACCTTGAGCCAAAAGGCGTTATTCCCTTCGATCTGGTAGCCTCTGTAGTAGGTGAAGAGTGCCTTAATATGATCGTCGCGATGATAGTTAAAACTAGGCACGAAATATAACCTGCCGCGAAAATCCATATAAACAGGAAGGTGGAACTTGTCGTGAACTGATAGTTCATGCGCTGTCTGTAAGTCCTGACGCATGACCTCGGCTGCACCTTTGACCTGTGACTCTAGTTTCTGGTGTCTCCTGATGTCTGCTTTGATTTCCGCGATGACCTCACGTTCCAACTCTTGCCAGTCCTTGGGCATCCTTGGTCTCTCTGGCAATTTTGCTGTGGGAAACTTACCGAACTGCTTTTGTTCATCCCAACACCATTGGACTGCCTCCAGAACAGGCCCATTGATCGACAGAGGAGTCGCCTGAAGTGCATTGACTGCCTTGACGTAGGTAGGGGTACCTTGAGTGAAAGCGTAGCGAATGGCGGCTTCCTGTTCGACTGTGGCACCTCTGACCAATTTGACCGAAGAGGCTAGGAAGTCATCGTGGTAGCACCCTGTGTCAAAGTCAGTCCAAGGCTTAGGCTCCGCAAGCATTGGCTTGTAGATTGGGGCCATCCACGAGAGGTAGCGTTCAGACTTCTCAAGTTGCTCCTGTGCCTCATCTGTAAAGGTCAACTTTAGACTGGTGTTGTTCATGCCTTCTTTGATCAACTGCTTGTCAAACACATCAGAGAACTCAAGAACATTAGACAACACAGGTGCAGCTAGTTTGGCTCTCCGTTCTTCAAGTGCCTGACGTTCAGCACGTGTCTTGGCTATACCAAAGTTCAAAGACCGCATACCGTTCTTTTCTGCGATAATCCGCAGTGCTTTTAGTCTGTAAGCGGGGCTAGTGTGAGCCTCTGTGACTTGGTCTATAAGTCGCTTGTTTGTGTTGAGTGGCTTGGGTCTCTCAAGCCCTAGTTCTTCAGCTTGCTTTACGGCTGCACGGTGCTTGGCCTTATCGTCAAGCATTAGGTCATTCTTGAGTAACTCTTTTTCAATAAGTTCACCCACGTTTTGGGCTACACGCGTCAAGGTCATCAACTTCAACACCCCATTAAAAGAACACAAAAGACCTATGTAAGCTAAAGTGCTTGGGTCTACTTGAGACAACTCCTCCACCCACATGGGCAAACGGCCTTTAGTGGCTTTAGCTGTCTTTAGTGACTTTTGTATTCCTTCAGCTACCTTTGGTAATGCTTCTTTTAGTTTGTTGAAGTGGTGGGGGCTTTCTGTCGCTTCAGTCTGCTCTGAGTGCTTTTGGTCCCACTTGTCTTTCCCTTGTTCCCTCATAGTCCGCTCATAGGCGGCATTAGTATCCTTAGCATCTATAGTGGTTTTCATTTGTTGGCTTTTTCCTGTTGTCCTTCGAAGGGGGGGCAGAAGTATTTTTAGGCTGCTCAACCTGCCTCAAGTTCCCATCGTGTTGTTACGTCTTCTCTTGTTCACCCTGCCATTTGCGCTGCCAGTGCTTGGAGTGCGCTGGGCTTGGCTTTGATGTACTTGCGAGTCGTCTTCTCGCTCTTGTGACCCAAAAGCATCCCTATGACCGCTGTGTTAGCCTTGAGGTCATTAGCCATGACTGTCGCGGCTGTGTGTCTCAGCGTGTGAAACACGTAGCGGCTATCGTTACCGAGGATGTCTTTACGCATGGCACCCCAAGCACGGTAGAACCGTGTGTGTTCGAAGTACCCTCGACAATCGAAGCCCAAAGCCTCCAAAGCAGAGTATGCCCTAGGATTCACTGGAACGAATCTCTCAGTGCCGTTCTTGGTTTTGGCTAGGTGTACCCATATATCCCCGTTCTCGTCCTCAGTGACGCTGTGAGGGGCTATCTGGCATATCTCACCGAGCCTCATGCCTGTCTGGTGACCAATAACCACAAAATGCTCAATCCAAGGTTCATTGGAACCCCTGAACCAAGCCTCCACACGCTGCAACTGTGCTTTGGTGAAGTAGAGCGGACGTTCTGTGTTTTCTAGGGTCTTCCATGTGAACTGTGGTGCGTGGGTGATTACCTCCTCCTTCACCGCTTGTCTGAAAACCTTAGTTAGCATGGCTGCATAATGGTTCACTGTGTTGTCGCTCAGTCCTTGCGCTGTAAGGCTGTCAAAGAAGGCGTGGATGTCGGAGGGCTTAAAGTCGCCTATGTGCCGTGTGCTGTGGTCAGCAAAGGCAGCGAACTTCTCGCCCTTGGTGATGGAGCGGCGTTTGTGGTCCCCACGCCACAACCGATCCGCTTCCTGTTTCATAAAGGCAGCAAAGGTAATCATGATGTTGCCTCCTCTATCTCTATGACGTCTACAGACTCATCAACGTCTGCGTGTTTGGTCTTGATGAAACCTTCGCCGCGCTTGGCCAGCTTCAGGGCTTCGGCTTCGGATGCTGCACGGACCTCATAGAAGTCCGCACACCAGTAGTTGCGAATGACGCTGTAGAGTTTCATGATGTGGCCTCCTTGTCGGCTAGTTCATCCATGCGGTTCATGATGACCGCCAAGACAACACCCAAATCTTTGAGTGACGCTTGCTCTGCCATGTGTCTGACTGACTGCCACGGATGCGGCCTCATGGTTTTGCTTTGGTGAACCACTGGTTCTGCTGTGGGTGTCTCATCGGGGCTTGGCTCTCCGTATGACTTACCACTGAGGAACTTTAGTAGGTTTGGTTTGTCTACAGGGACATTCACTTCCCACCATTCTACACCCGCTGCTTTTGCATCTGCTTGTGTGCCGAACCACTCGGCCTTCATGTTTGTGTAAAGTCTCATGATGAAGCCTCCAACTTTTTGATTTCAATTCCAAACAACGGCAATTCCTTTGTGCTGTGTCCTCCACGTAGCATTTGCTCAATCCACCACTGCGGCGGGTCTAGCGGCTCTAGTTCAACACCTAGGTAACCGTCCTCCGTGAAGTAGCCTGTCACCTTGGCGTTGCCCCAAGAGACTGTGCCAACCACATCGCCAATCATTGGCATGAAGTCTCCCGACCACACTAAGCCGTAGGCGTTTGTTCCGATGTTCTCTTCTCTCATGACTTGGCCTCCTCAATTGCTTTGGTGGCATACTCGCCTATCCCATGTTCCTCGAAGCCCTCAACTTGATATTCTGTCGGCTCTGTCTTTGTGCTGTGGTACAGTTTCCAACGAGCCATATTCAGCTTATCAATGTCTGAAAGTCGCAAGTCGTGGCATTCAGTGATGTATTCCAATGAAGAATCTAAAGCATCCAGTACCGCTTTGATTGCTTCACGTTGCTCTTCGGTCATACAGGCAACCGCTGCCTTGCGAACCTGTAGTTGATCGTATGATTTCTGTAGGTGTTCTTTTTGATTGTGTGACATAGTTGTCTCCTTTAGAAGGGCGGTTCGTCTGTGGGCTTCTCTGGCTTCCACACAACATCCCACCCATGCATGATTAAGATGTAAGCCTCTAAGGTGTGTCCCCAGAGGCTTAGGGGTGCTTTAGTAGATTGAGCCAAAGACAAGGCCGCCGTAGAGGATGAAGAAGAGGCACAGTACGCCCACAAGGTCTCCGAGGATTTCTTTCCAGTTCCACATGATTACACCTCCTCGCGCTGAGCCAACATCCAGTCGATGCTGTCGTTGACCAATGCTTCCGTCAGACCCGCTAGGTCTTTCTCTGGCATTGCCTCAACGATGCACTTTTGAACGTGTGAGTATGAGCCACCGTAGTCAGCCATGCAGTTGCGGACGAACTGGTTAATTGCCCATGAGCGTAGCTGACGCTGTGTGCTGTTGGTGAAGGGTGACCAGATGCCCTCAAGGGTGCGTAGGTTGGCTGCTTGTACCTGCTCACCGTTACCGTTGGCGTATGAGCCTTCGATGAACAAGCGAAAGAACCTGCGCACGTGTGAGTTGCTGTCGTTTACATCAAGACCTGCTAGGTCACGTGTGATTTGCTGTTTGATTGTGTTAGTCATCTGACTGTCTCCGTTGGTTGCGGAGGTATGCAGTCGGATGTCCTTTGATGTGGTGGGCGACCTAGGAATCGAACCTAGCGTGCGTCTCCGCGAGGGAGTTACAGTCCCCTCGAACCTGACGGCA